GTGGTCTTTCTATCTTCAACGACTGTAATTGTTCTGGAGTGATTCGTCTTACGTTAGATAAAAAGCTATCTATTGTAATAGCATTTCCAGAATTATCATAAGCATATCTTGTCGAATTCTTACAATTAAAATATGGTAAATTTAAAAAATTTCCTGTATCATCTTGCGATTTTAATTCAATCTGTTTTGGAAACACTTCTGCATTACCAAATCCTAATATAGCACTAATAGAAACTAATCTATCCCTCATCAATTTTGCTGGTACAAAATTATCTGTAAATAAAAATATATGTGCACCACCACTTTTAGATCTACAAACAGTTAGTGGTAATGTATAGGCGTTAATCTTTTTAATAATTTCTTTATGGTCTAACGTATATTTGTCTACGTCTATACAACCCCATATACATTTATTGTCTTCGTTGATTGGTATGATACCAAGACTAGGTTCTATTCCGTTTAAGTGATTTTGCCAAAGCTGTTCTACGACAGGTTCTCTTTTTACAAATGACTTACCTTTTACTTTAAGTCCATCGGCACCTTTTTTGTCAACGTACGTGCAGCCGTGCGCTCTCTGTAATCCTGTAAATAATTCTACAAACTCTTTCATAAATCCTTTTCAGTGGTAAGGGCGGATCCACTCTCGCTTAGCCGCCCCATACCCATTCATCCTGATCGAATGAATTAATTAATATGGTGAATTGGATTTGGTTTCCTGCTCGCCGTGTTTTACATTAACATCGCCTTTGGAAACATTTGATCCAAAGTCTTTTGCTATTTTGTAAATACCTGCATCCGCAATAGGACCAACTCTAGACACATCCCAACCAAACCATGTACCTTTGTCGTTAGACTGTTGTACAGTTTTTAGTTTATAAATATGGCTATATGTTGGCGGTGTAAACATACCGTTCTTACCTTGCATTTTAAGACCCATCATCATTGAGTTCCACTTTCTACTAACTTTAAGTTGAGTAGCTTTCATGGAAATCAAAGCTGTTGTAGGGGCTTTGCCAAGTACAACTACGAAATGACTAGCTGTATTCTCAAGGTAGTTACCATTCGATAATCTATCTTTGTTAAACTTGTCTCTTGTAGTTTTTGGTAAGTCATCACCAGCATCGTATATTTTTACTGGAGCTCCCTGACTCTCACCTCTGTCTTGCCATTCTATGTGCTGTCTTTTGTAATGCACAGGAACGACATCTATCCCCTTCATGCCATCATAAATCTCGTTCGTCACGGTATTTATAATCATGCCAGGTTCTGCCCCCTCGACATATTTTGCATCCCTCTTGTTACACTCGGGTGATAGTTGGCCAAGAACTTTTAAGAACGGTAACGCAAGATCTTCTTGCGTCATGTTCAAACCTTGACCTGCATCAGCTTCGAAATTTACAGTTGCTAATGCTCCACTGTTTGTCTTTGTTACATTGTTCATGTTTATTGTTTCCTTTTTATTGTTGTTTTATTTCCAACAAATATGTTGAAAAGTTCCGTTGGCATTTCTTTACCGCCTTCCAATCGTTCACGGACTAACGCTTTCAGAGTCATAGGCTCTACCTTCAACTTTTGTGTCGGTTCGAGCCCTTGACCCTTCGCAAGATC